TTTCGCGGAGTGGAACGACTCTTGGGTGAACCAGCCGGAGATCAACTCCATTTTGAAGCTGCGAGCAAACTCCAGGTAAGCGCGAGCGGTGGCTGTCGGGGCGTTGTCGGATGCCGGCGCGAGCTTGCTCCAGTCTTGGAACAAGTCGTCGTAGATCTCTTTGACGTGCAGGGTGTGGCCACACTTCTCCTGGCGGCCACAGTTGAGCTGCCATGGCGCGTCATGGCGTGTGTACAGCTCCCGCTTATTGCATTTCGGGCAAGTACCGCCGCGCATGTAATGGGTGCCTGGGCGGTGCTTCAAGCCGTAGTCGTGCTCGATGCGCTGCAGGACGTTGTGACGAAGGTCGTCTCTCATGATTGCTTCACTGCTTTAAGACTTTGGGACAGGGCCGCCATAAGGCGTTTCTGTGCAGACATTGCGGGTATGTGAGCGAGGATTGCGCCGTGGCGCATACCGATCGGCACGAAGCGAAATTGATCGTCGTACCAGTGCTCGTTGAGGCTCGCCCGGTAGTGCGTACGCAGGGTTTCGAGCAGCGCTTGCGCCTCGATCGAGGGCAGTGGGGTGTTGATAATTACGGCGTTTCCCATCGTGAAACCTCGATTTCGGGCGCAGCTCACCCAAACCCACGGGGGTGGGGGCAGGCAATGTGTTGGGTTGCTGTTACGAGTTGGCTAAGCGGTAACGCCCGTTGTCCGGTGCGTTGATGATGCGTTCGTAGATCAGGCTGACCGGGATTGCCCAGGCGTTGCCGGTTGTCGGGTCGACGATGACCGAATGGGTCGTCGAGCTATTGAGGACGTCCAGACGCTGCCGATCGCGGATCGCATTCATGTCGCTGTACGCCAGGTGGACCATTTTTTCGGCCAGCTGAGTCAGCACGTCGTAATCGGCCACCAGATGGCGGACGGTCCGTGCGATCAACTGCTGGTCATTGCCCAGGTGTTCGCAATGGTGGCGTTCCAAGAAGGTAAGGGCGGCGGCTTTCAGCACGTCCTGGTATTCCTGCACTGCAGACAAGTTATTCATTGGGCTGGCCCTGATTTGGCGCGGTAGAGGTCAATGGCTGCCAGCACTTCTGCGTGACGTGCGGCCATGTGCAGGTTGTGTGCATTGAGGATATGTTCGGCCTCGGCTTCGTTGATGCAACCATCCGCGAGTGCCTTGGCAATCTCCTGGTCGACGCACCCGCGCTTTGCCGCCACCTGGACGGAGAGCGTGTACATCTCGACGTTATCCAGTGAATCCGTATCCGGCACCGGGACGAACAACCCGCCATACATCGCCGCCACGTAGTTGGGGAAATGCTGCGTTCCCGCTTCCTGCTCCAGCTGGTAGAGCTGGGCGTCAGTCAGCGGGCGGCTGCTGTTGTTCTCGTAGGCGTGGTTATCGAACTTCTTCAATGCCAAACCGATCCGCGCAGCTGCACACTCGCGGCCGCCTGGATAGCTGCAGATGATTGCACTGACGACTTCGCGGCGAGTCTTTAGAACTGGACTTTTCATGTTCTGCTTTTCCCTGCTAGAGCGTGCCATTACTGTGCAATCACGCCATCTTTGATCCCCAGCAAAACGGCGGCTCGATGTGCCTCCCCACGTCGACACTGGCTTTGGCCACTCAGCACCGCGTACACGGTGCTGGGATTCAATTGGTGCTTCGCAGCAAAGTCTTTTGCTGTCTGACCCTTTCGTTCGAGAGCTTCCCGTGCTTCACGGCGGGCTTGCTCGGTGATGGTGCTGTTCGGCATAGTGCAAATCCTTGCGACTTCGTGTGATGTAGTGCAAAGGATGTGGCAAAAAACTGCCAATGTAAATATGGAAAGTGGAAATATTTTGACTCTGTCCGAAGAGATAGGCGCAAGACTGCGCGAGCAGCGCACTGCAAACGGCCTGACCCAAGATCAACTGGCTGAAAAGCTGGGGATTTCTAAACGGACGCAGGGAAACTACGAGTCGGGGGCTAGTGATGCGCCGGCTGCGTATTTGAGCGTCATTGGTCGGGACTTGGGTTTTGATGTTCTGTACATACTCAATGGTGTGCGCAGCACATTGGGAAGCGATGCTTTGGACCCTGCCGAGGACTCGATCATTAAAAGATATCGCAGCATTCCAGAGGACGACCAGAAGACGATTCGCCGCCTTCTCGATGCTATGGCCGTGATGGAAGCGAGAGGCTTGAACTAGAGCGTTACACGTTGTTAAAACCACCTAGCTTCCCCTTTGTGCCAACGACCGTTTCTGCTCGATAAAGTCGATTCATTTCATGCACCTATGGAGCAGTACGCATGTTGGATCGAAAAGACTTTGAAGGCAGTTACAACGAATTCGGTGAGCTGGATCAGCAAGCGCTGACCGTATTTGAGCTGCGATTAATCAAACTTTATCGGCGCATGACTGACGAAGATCAGCAGCGAATAAACCGAATGTCGGAAGTGCTTTCGGAAATTCCTGACGGTCCGGTTATGGGCGAAGCGTTCGCTTAACCGGCTCGCTTTTCGACGTGGAATCAGGCGCTGGCCCCTTGCGGCTAGCGTTCCCGCCCAGATCACGCAGCCCCCAACTGCTCGAACAACTCTTTCTGCTGCGCCGCTGGCAACCCCTTCAAACGATCGAACAGCAAGACATCCAGCTGCTGCCCGGACGGTCTGAGCGTGTGAGAGAACGTCAGATTGGCCACCCAGGTGTGCCCGCACTTCGCGTCGAGGCATTGGCAGTACAACTTCACGTAAGCGCGGGTGACTTCTTCCCGCGAACTGATCCGTCCTTTGTGTCCGCACGTTGTGCAATGAATTCGCATGTGTCCCTCCCCAGGGATGTCCAGTGGCCAGCATTCTATCTCAAGATTTAGGGTTATCGGCTGGACCTAGCTCAAGATGTAGTGTTTTCGCCTGAATTTTGTGGCTTTCTCCAGCTAAAACGCCTGTCTACCCGCAGGCACTCGTTTGCTTGCTCGAACAGCTGACAGATCGGTCTGATTTCGTTGCTTGTGTACACGCGATCGATCTTCTCGATATCGCCGAATCCCGCGCTGTTCTCCGGAATGATGCCGGCGAGGGCAGGGTTCATGCGCCACGCCGCGATGACGTCGTTCCGCGTGATGTTCTTGACCTTCTCCAACTCGTCCTTGGCCTGGAAGTCACCCACCGGGATGATCTGGATCGCGTTTTCCTTGCCGTTGGGGATGTTGACGAACATCGACCGGAAGTTACCCACCCCCTTGCTGGAGCTGATCTGGGCGCGCAGCTCGTCTTCGTCTTCCTGGGTCATGTCCGGGTCGTTGGTGTAGAAGATGTAGCCCGCGTGCGCACCGTTGCTGTAGTAGCGCCGGCGGAAGAGGGTGGCCGCTTCGTTCAGCAGGAGCGCCTGCAGGCCGCCGAGATAGTCCGGGATCCCGTAAATGTTCTGTTCCACGTCGTAATCCATGACGTGCTCGATCTCGTCCTGGCCGAACTCCATTTCCTTGTTGTCGGGCAGCAGCATCACGTAGCCGCCGTCGACCTTCACGCGCATGTTGATGGCCGGCATGTGCTGCAACTCCAGGACTTCACCGAACGCGCTGCGGTTGCGATAGAAATACGCCTCGCCGAACACCATGTAGTCCAGTCCCGCCCGGCCCATGGTCTGCGCGCTACAGCCGGCAGACGGGACGAACTCACGCAGCAGCAGGTTGCGCTTGAACTTGGGGATTGCGCCGTGGTGCGCGTTGGCGCGCAGCAGCTTGGCCAGGCCCGCCCGCGACACCGGCGGCTTGTAGATCTTGCCGTCGTCGCTGGGGAACACCCCAACGTACTCGCCGATGTTGCCGCTCAGGACTTGCTCCGGCTCGCCGAACGTGAACGACCGGACGGGCTGCTGCTGTGGTGCCTGCTGTCTGACCTGAAGTTTTTTGCGTCGATTGGGCATTGCTTCCGCTCATGAGGTAGCGGCTGCGACGCCGCTTATTCGTGTTCAAGGGTTCGTTGGCCAGGGCATGCATGATTGCCCAGGCGATATCGGCGTGGCCGGTGGCTTCCGTGCGGCTCGCGCTGTAGGTGATCTGGCCGCCGTTGGTGGTGCCGCGCTTGATGGTCAGGAACGCCTGGGCGATATCCGTCCAGCCAGCGTCCCACTCGATGCGGCTGCCTTGGATCGTGTCCTGGGCCTTGAGCACCAACATGTTCTTGGCTTCAAGGCTGTAGTGGATCGGTGTGACCTTCGCGTAGAAGTCGCGCACCAGGTCGAATACGCCGTAGCCCACGCCGGTGATGTCGATGCCAATGTGCTGGACGTTGAAGCGCTCGGTGAGCTTTTTGACTTGGGCGGCCTGGTGAGTGAACGACGTCCCTCGCCAGCTGTGTTTTTCCAGGATCCGGAACTTGGCCCCCGGTTCCAGCGGCGGCGCGACCACCACGCAGGTGGCATCGTCGCGGGTCCGGCTGGGGTCGTAGCCCAGCCAGACCGGACTGTTGCCGAACGGGCGGTCCAGTTCGGGGTTGTAGTCGTCCCACAACGTAAGGTCCGAGTAGCAGCGCTCCAGGTCCTTGAGGCCGAACGCGCTCTGCGTGCTGTCGATGAACTTGCAGTAGAACAGCTGCTGAAACTTGTCTTCGTCGTACTCCAGCTGCAGCTGCTCGATGTCGAACAGATCGCACCCGCCGGCGATCGCATCGTCCAGCGTGATCGTCTTGCGCCATTGACCGTCCGGGCACAGTGCGCCTTTCGTGTAGGCCGCCTCGGTCGGCCACTCGCCGCCGGCTTTCTTGCCACGCTTGCTGTTGCGAAAGGCCTCGCCTGTCCAGAACGGGTACGCCTGGTGCGACACAGCGCTGGGCGTCGAAAAGTAGGTTTTGCGCCACTTCTTGTGGGTGCCCATGGCGCTGGCCACCGTGCTCAATTTCTCGAAGTCACGGATCCAGAAATATTCGTCGACGTAGACGTGGCCATGGTAGCCCTGGGCGGTGCTGCTGTTGGTGCTCAGGAATCGCAGCTCGGCACCGTTGCTCAGGGTGATCGGGTTGCCGGTTAGCTCGATGCCGAACCACTTTTGGGCAAACCCGATGATGTAGCTGCGGAAGATCTCCGACTGCGCCCGGGAAGCCGACAGGAAGACTTGGTTGTCGCCAGTCAGCACGGCGTCCATGAACGCCTCGCCAGCGAAGTAGTAGGTCAAGCCCACCTGGCGACTCTTGAGGATGTTCCGGACCCGGCACGTCAGCGGGTTCTGTTTGGCATCGAACAGCTCTTTCTGGTAGTCGAACATCTGGCTGATGAACTTATCCAGGAAGTCGACTTCAGTCAGGCCGCTGACGTCGTTCTTGGCCTTCTTCTCGCGCTTCTTCTCGCTCTTGTCGCCTCGGCCGCCACGCGGTTTGCGGGCAGGCTCGTTTCGGCCGCTGCTGCCGTCGTCCTCGCTGGCCGGCGCACCTGGTGCCGCCGGCACTGCCTTGACGCATTGCTTCGCCAAGCGCTCGCGCAGCGTCGTCAGCCGGTCGAGTTCGTCCAGTTCGCCCTTGGTGAGGACGTCGGTTTTTTCCAGCAGCAGTGTGATGCGCCGACTGACCGCCGTTAGCGGTTCCTCATCGGTGAGCATGTCTTCCCAGCCCCCGACGCGGATCCAGTGATAGACGATCCGGATATTGGGCAGGTTGAGCTGCGCCTGAATTTCCTTGGCCTTGTAGCGGCGCAGAAACAGGCGTTTGGCGGCTTCTTTAACTTCGGTCGAGTAGTACATGGGCCGCAGTCTATGCGGCGAAAACACGGAAAACGTGCAGATAAAATCCGCGTTTCTCCTAGAAATCAAAAATCGGAGAAGCGCGGAAATGAACCGTTTGTTGGCGATGCTCGGGCTGCATATCTTGGGGCCTCACTTCACCGATGAGCGCAGTTTGAGCCTATGCCCCGTTCCCTTGTCAGCTTCTGGAAACGAGTTGCCACCAGTGGTCCCACCATTGATGGGCGCGTGATTACCGTCCAGGAACTGCGCGACATCGCCGAGACGTACAACACCGCTACCTACACGGCGACGATCTGGTCCGAGCATGAGCGCTGGCCGGGCTCCTACGGCACCGTGTTTGCCGTCCGGCTGCTGGAGGGCGTGGGCGGATTGAAGCCAGGCCAGGTCGCACTAGAGGCGCAGCTCAAGCCTAACGACAAGCTCCTGGCTTTGAATGACCAGGGCGAAAAGCTGTTCACCAGCATCGAGATCACCCCAAATTTTGCGAATACCGGCAAAGCCTATCTGTCGGGTCTGGCCGTCACCGACTCGCCGGCAAGCCTTGGCACCCAGGAACTCTACTTTTCCCGCAAGACCGGCCAGCCGGTGCATTTCGCTGCCGCCGTGCCCCTCGGCTCCCTCCAGGAAGATGAATCAAAGAGCGAGCTGGCCAAGCTGTTCAGCGCTCTGGCCGGACTGTTCAAGGGCTTCGCCTCGGAGCCGGCCGCCGAAGACAACCCAACCCCAACCACCGAGAGCAAACCCCCAATGGATGAAGCTACCGCAACGGCCCTCAAGGCCCTGCTGGCACAGCTGCTGGTCGTCGCTGCCGGCATCCAGGCTGTGATTGAGCCTGCTGCTGCAGATGCACCCGAGCCTGAACAGGCTCCGATCGACGAGGTAACCACCGCTGTGGACGCCATCGTTACCACCGCCGAAGAAGAGCGTGAGTTCGCCCGTAACGGCGGCGCGTCGAACAAGGCAGTGCTGGCCGCTCTGGCGGACATGCAGAAGCAGTTCAGCGCCCTGCAGAACACCCCGGCCGGTCGCGTTGTTCCCCGCGTCACCGGCCCCGCTGCTACCACCGCCAAGAAGGTGCTCTGACATGGCCCAGTCTCTGAGCAAATTCGGCGCGCAAATGTTCGCCAACCTGCAACTGGCGCTTGCCGAGAGCTACGGCGTCGAGCTGGCCAGCAAGACGTTCAGCGTTGAACCGACCATCGCCCAGGAACTCAACGAAGCGATCACCGCCAAGTCGGACTTCCTGAGCCGCATCAATGTCATCGGCGTGAGCGAGATCAAGGGGCAGAAGGTGTTCCTGGGCGTTTCCGGTCCTGTGACCGGCCGCACCAACACCAAGACCACGGACCGCGAGGCCAAGGACGCGTCGGCGCTGGATGACAGCACCTACGAGCTGTTCTCCACGGAATCCGACGTCAGCCTGCCTTACGCCAAGATCGATGCCTGGGCGAAATTCCCTGATTTCCAGCAGCGTTATTCCGCCGCCGTGCAGAAGCAGATCGCGCTGGATCGCATCATGATCGGCTTCCACGGCCTCAAGGCCGAAGCGCAGACCGACATCGCCCTCTACCCAATGCTGCAGGACGTGAACAAGGGCTGGCTGCAGATTGCCCGCGAGCAGATCCCAGCGCAGGTGCTCAAGGAAGGCAAGGTAGCGGGCAAGGTCATCCTGGGTGAAGGTGGCGACTACGCCAACCTCGATGCCCTGGTGCATGACACCAAGCAGCTGGTGGACGAACGTCTGCGCGACGGCGGCGACCTGGTGGCAATCATCGGTTCCGATCTGCTGGCCGCTGACAAGGCGAAGCTGTACGCCAAACAGGGCGACACGCCGACCGAAAAAGAGCGCATCGAAGACGCGCAGGTCATCGCGACCTATGGCGGTCTGCCGAGCTTCAGCGTGCCGTTCTTCCCGGTCAACGCCGTGGTCGTTACCAGCTGGGACAACCTGTCGATCTACTTCCAGGACTCCAGCTGGCGCAAGCAGACCGTGGACAATCCGAAGCGCTCCCGCGTCGAGGACTACAACAGCCGCAACGAAGGTTACGTGATCGAGCAGCTGGAAAAGTTCGCACTGACCGAAAACGTGGAGCTGGTCTGATGAGCCTGGCCCTGGCGCATAAACGTCGCACCCAGGCCATGGGCAGCGCAGCGCTCGCAAGCGCTGCGGTTGCCGCCGCCTTGCCGTACTCGGCTGCGGAAGCCTTGAGCAGCCCCGCCAATGCGCGCAAGCATCTGGCCTTGCAGGAAGCGGCGTTGGATCAGGACCTTGAACGCCTGAGCGCGATCAAGGGACTGGCCGGGAAGCAAGACCTCAAGCGTACCGAGCTGTTGCCCAAATACCAGGACTACATCCAGCGCTATTGCGAGTCGGGTCTGAACTTCCCGAACCGCGTCCTGGTGCAGGTGTTGATCTGGCTGTTCGACATCGAGCAGTTCGTCGACGGAATGGAGCTGGCCGACATCGCCATCGAGCAGGGTCAGCAGATGCCGGAGCGCTTCAAGCGCCGTGACATCCAGACCTTCGTGGCGGATGCCGTGATCGAGTGGGCTTACGCCGAATACAACGCCAATCGCAGTCCGGAGCCGTACCTGTCCGACCTGCTGCCGCGTGTGGACGGCGAATGGGATCTGACCGAACAGATCCCGAGCAAGTACCACAAGTTGATCGGCATGCGCGCCATGGAAGCCGGGGAGTGGGACACCGCCCTCAAGCACCTGGAGCGCTCCACCGAGCTGTATGCGAAGGCCGGTAACGAAACACGCATCAAAAAGTGCCGCCTGGCACTGGCCAAACAGCGAGCCGGCATCACCGGCACCGAATAACCGACTACCCCCCCAGCGGGGAACTGTGGAAGTGCGCCTGCCATTCATGGCCCGTCCCGCTGAAACAGTCTCCCCGCCCTATTTAAGGTTTTGCCGAAGGCGAGGCCATGAGAGGCAACGATGGTCAGTGGATCACCGCGAGAATTTATCGATCGTCACCTTCCCCTCTGGAAAGGTCGCGATGATCTCCACGCTTGTACCCCCCTGCGCTCTGACCGCTTCACGCAGCGTGCTGATGTAAGCGTCGGCGAACCTGACCAGCTCATCAACGATATCCGGCCTGATCTGGTGTGTGGACAAGACGCAGGCACGAGCCAGATCGAGTGCATCCGCAAGCTTGTCATGGCGGATTTTCTTCTGAAGTTCTTCGTAGGCCCGCAATGCATCCGAGTGTTCTTTCACCAACACAACTTTTCGATATTTGATGTCGGTCATGGCTCATCGTCCTCTGCTGCCCGCCAGGTAAGTCTATGAGCTTCTCCGGAAAACCCACTGTTCTGGTGGACGAGCGGGTCGAGAATGATGGTTTTTGGCCGAACCTCACGGTCGCTGAGTTCCAGAAGGGTTACCGCCTGCCGGCGGAATACCTGGTGGACATGCTGGTCGCCGAACTGACCACGGCCATGGTCGAGGTGAACACCGACCTGGCCACGTGCAAAGCGCGCTGGCAGGGCGCTGGAGTGTCGAGCGTTGAGTCTGCAGACACCACCGTCCTGCCGGAGCGCACCTACAAGGTCGCGCTGTACAAGCGGGCCGTCTACACCCGGGCGAAAGCCACCCTGTTGACCCAGTTCGCGACCGTGGCCCGCCGCGACGTGGCCGAGAACACCGGCAAGGCGCTGCCCGAGCGCGGCGAAGTCTTCCTGGAGTTCAGCCAGCAGGCCGTCCGCGCCCTGCAGGGCCGTGGCCGCATCACGGCGGTGCTGCTGTGATCAAGCTGCGGTCTTTGACCACCTACCTGATCGAGCGCGGGCTGGTCGCGCCGGAACAGCTCGAAAGCTGGACCGACCAGGTAGAGGTGGAATTGATCTGGAAGCCCGATACCAAGGGCATGCACATGGGCGACATGAATTACCAGGCCACGATCGCGATCGAGCGGTTCGCGGACCATCCGGCGCGCCTCTTTGCTCTGGTAGGCGGTTGGCTCGAAACCCATGACGACGACCGCGACGGTCTGCCAGCGCCGATTTTCGACGTGGTGATGCTCGACAACGATCTGGCCGACGTGGACATCAAGCTGTCTTTCACCGAGGCGCAGTACCTGGCCGAGGATCTGGAAGGCGAGATCGAGGCCTACGGCAAGTCCTGGTCGTTCGTGCCGTTCGACCTGTGGATCGCTGAATCCGGCGAGGTGACCGGCCATGGCGCGTAGCACGTTCGAGCTGGACATTCGCGGCATGCTCGAAGCCCAGGATCTGCTGGCCCTGATGGAGCTGCCCGTGCCCAAGCGCAAGCGGTTGCTGAACAACGTCAGCAAGCGCGTGGGCAGCCTGAGCCGTCGGCGGATCCGCAACCAGGAGAACCTGGACGGCACACCATTTGAGGCGCGCAAGGACACCAGCAAGGGCAAGAAGAAGATGGAAGCGGGCCTTGGCAAGTTGCTGGAGGTCACCCGTCTGAGCCCGACCGAGGCCGAGCTGGGATGGCGCAACCAGCTGACCCGCTGGATCGCCTCGCAGCAACACAACGGCGTATCGGAACGGCGCACCGCCGCGCAAATGCGCCAGTGGAACCGGGTGCCGCCGGGCACCGCGGCTACCGAGAAACAGGCCAAACGCCTGCGGCAGCTGGGCTTCAAGGTCCGTCAGCCGGGCAAGAAAGCCGCATCACGGCCAGCCGTTGCCTGGATCCAGCAGCACCTGAACTACGCCCGGGCGGGATTGCTGATCCGCGTCCTGGACACCGAACGAACCGCGACAACCGGCGCGCAGAGCTGGGATATCACCCTGCCGAAACGCCAGTTCCTCGGCGCAAGCAACAGCGAAACCAGCCAGCTGGTGAACCTAGTGCTGCAGCAAATCATCAATTCACCCCGCTAACGAGGCACCACATGGCACTCGGCAAAGTCAGCGTCAACAATCTCAACCTCGGCCAGGGTGCCGTGACCGAGATCGAGCGCTATTTCCTGTTCATCGGTCCAGCGTCCAAGAACGTCGGCAAGCTGGTCCCCCTGGACACCCAAAGCGACCTGGACGTCCAGCTGGGCGTTGTAGACAGCGAACTCAAGGCCCAGATCACCGCAGCACGCCTCAATGGCGGCGACCGCTGGGCGTGCGTAGCGGCCCCGATCGCTGCAGACGGCAGCTGGCAAGACGCCCTGGAAGCGGCCAACCGCACCTATTCAGTGGAAGCGGTCGTTATCACCACGCCGGTGACCACGACCGCTGAGCTATCCGCCATGCACGATGCGGCCATCGAGCTGGGCAACCGCCTGGGCCGTCGCCTGTTCGTCATTGCTGCGCTGGCCGGGATCGCCCAGGCGCAGACCTGGAACGACTACGTGGTCAGCGCCAAGAAGATTGTCGACGGACTGGCCGCGCCGCGCGTGCTGGCCGTTCCGCAGCTGCACGGCAACAACCTGGGCGTGCTTGCCGGTCGCCTGGCCAACGCCGCCGTCAGCATCGCCGATTCGCCAATGCGGGTCGCAACCGGTGCAGTTGTGGGCTTGGGCGCTGAGCCCGTCGACTCCGAAGGCACGCCGCTGCAGTCGGCCGTCCTGAGCCAGCTGGACGCCGCCCGTCTGTCAGTGCCACAGAGCTATGCGGACTACCCGGGCACGTTTTGGGGCGACGGCAACCTGCTGGACGCGCCTGGCAGTGATTACCAGGTGATCGAGCATCTGCGGGTCGTCGACAAAGCGGCGCGCCGCGTGCGGATCCTGCTGATCCGTTACGTCGCCGATCGTTCGTTGAACAGCTCGGACAACAGCATGGCCACGACCACTTCGAAGCTGATGGCCCCGCTGCGTGCGATGGCCAAGTCCACCCGATTCGCGGGTCAGGTGTTCCCGGGCGAGATCGAGCAGCCCAAGGACGGGGACATCGTGCTGACCTGGAAGAGCAGAACCGCCGTCGAGGCCTTCCTGAAGCTCAAACCCCTTTACTGCCCGAAAGACCTGACCGCGAACATCGCGCTGGACCTTTCGACTACCGAAACGGAGTAAGTCATGGCTGCAAAAGTTGGCGGCAAGAACTTCGACGTGAACCTGGGCGACTCGCTGGTTCACGTTGAGGCGGCAACCCTGGATATCACTGACAACAGCACCGTCGCCCAGACCAAGGGCGTGCCGAATGGGCACGTCGACGGTGACGTCGCGGCGGCCGGCGAGATCGAGCTGGACACCACCAATTTCAACCTGGTGATCGAGCAGGCCAAAAGCGCGGGCAGCTTCCGCGAACTGGAGCCGTTCGACATCGTGTTCTTCGCCAAGGCCGGCGAGGAAGAACTGCGCGTCGAAGCGTTCGGTTGCAAGTTGCGCGTCTCCAGCCTGCTGAGCATCGATCCCAAGGGCGGCGCGAAGAACACCCACAAGATCCCGTTCGACGTGACCTCGCCGGACTTCGTGAAGATCAACGGCGTGCCGTACCTGGGCGCAGCAGAGATCGAGGGCCTGACCTGATGGTTTGCCCGTTCGATCGCGCCCAGGCCCTGGAGCAGCGGCAACGCGACCAGGCCATTGCGGCCCAACTCGCCCGCGAGCGCCCGAGCGGGCCAAGCCTGACCCATTGCCAGGACTGCGACGCAGAGATCCCGGCAGCGCGCCAGGCGCTGGGCGGCATGACCCGTTGCGTGCCGTGCCAGTCCACTTTCGAGACAGAGGCTCATCGATGAGCGCAAATCAGGTTGTTCAGGACACCGCGATTGCGGTGGCCAAGGTATCGCCCGCCATCGGTGTAGCCGCCACGGGTGCCACCGGTGCCGTCGACTGGTCCGCAGTGGCCTACATGCTGACCGCCCTCTACATGGTGCTGCAGATCGTGCTGCTGGCCCCCAAGTACCGGCAGATGCTGCGCGACTGGAAGGTAAAGCCATGAGCCTGCGCGCCAAGATCGCCGCCGGCGTCATTGTCCTCTGCAGCGGCACGCTGACCGCGTTCTTGGGCCACTGGGAAGGCGAGGGGCAGAACGTCGTCTATGCCGACCAACTCGCCCAGGGATTGCCGACCGTGTGCAAGGGCATTACCCGCTACACCAGCCCCCAGCCGGTGATCGTCGGTGACTACTGGTCCGACGCGCGCTGCGCGGAAGTGGAATCCCTGGTGATCGCCAAGGGGCAACTGGCCTTGGCGGACTGCCTGACCAACCAGGCGATCGGGCAGAACACGTTCGACGCCCTGAGCAGCCACGCGCACAACGTCGGCACGCCGAGCACCTGCGCCAGTCGGGCCGTGAGCCTGATCAACGCCGGACGCATTGCCGATGGGTGCAAGGCGCTGGCCTGGGGCGCAGATGGCCGACCGGTGTGGGCATCGGTGACCCAGGCCAACGGCAAGAAACGGTTCATTCAGGGGCTGCATAACCGCCGCCTGGCTGAAGTGAGGCTGTGCCTGTCATGACCATCGGCCCGCTGCAGCTGCTGTTTCGCACCCTGTTCGTTGGCCTGGTGATCTGGCTCGCCGTCGACTGGGCGCTTGACCAGTACGAAACGGTTGTTCGGGAACGCGACGAGCTGCAGACCGCGCTGGATCTGCAGGTCGCTGCCGCCAGTCTTGCCGCGCAGCAGCTGGCCGCCCGCGATTCGATCGATACCCAACGAACGGAGGCACTGACCCGTGCGCTCAATGAAAACAAACGTCTGCAGCGCGCTGTTGCTGATCGTAATCAGCGGCTGCTCGTCCACGCCACCTGTCCAGCCGTACCAGGCACCGCCGGCACCGCCGGCCTGGCTGATGGAAGCGCCGCCGAACTCACAAGAGACGCTCGATCGGCTTATTTCACCCTCCGGGACGAGCTTGCCCGCAGCCGGGAAATGATTCTCGGCCTGCAGGACTACATCCGCCGCGTCGTGCAAAGCACGCCGGCACAACCCTGAACCACCCTACGGGAAACACCATGAGCGAAGTAAACCGCGACATCACCCTGGAAATCGGCGCGCAGGAATTCACGTTCAGCCTGACGCCCCAGGACATCACCAAGTACTTCAACTCGACCACCCAGGCCAACAAGGTCGCCCCGGCGCACAACCTGCTGATGGGCACCGTGAAACAGGACGAGAAAGCCGCGCTCAAGCCGCTGCTGGAAAACCCGGTCAGCACCATGACCATCGCCGGCGCGCTGCTCGAAGAGTACTCGCCTGACGTGGAAGTGATCGTAAAAAAGCCCTCGCGCACGCCGAAGGCCTGACCGAGGACGGACTGGGCCAGTTGCTGGCCCTGACCCAACGCTGGCTACCCGGCGCGCCGCCCTCGATCGAGAACCTGGGCACCGCCAAGTGGCTGGAAGACGAACACTGGAGACGCATGGAAATCGCCGTGGCCAACGGCATTTCCGTTGCCTTTAACGGATAACCCTGATGGCTGACCGTTCCGCCCGCCTGGCTTTCATCCTGAGCCTGACCGACAAGGTCAGCGCGCCCCTAGGCAAGGTGAAAACCAGCTTTACCGACCTTGCCGACCAGGGCCAGCAGAACATCGTGAAGATGGGCGCGGGCCTTGCCGGCATGGTCGGTGCCGGCGTGGCCATCACTGAGTCCCTGGAACCGGCGTTGGAAGTCAATCGGGCACTGGCGGACGTGCGCGCGCTGGGAGTCGCTGAAGACGCGCTGACCGCGCTCAACAGCAAGGCGCTGGAGTTCTCCGTGAACTATGCCACCAGCGCCGCCGAGTTCGTGGCGTCCTCGCGCACCATTGAAGGCGCGATCAAAGGTCTGGTCGGCGACCAGCTGGCATCAATCACCGCCGCAAGCGGCCTGCTGGCCAAGGTCACCAAAGCCGACACCGAAACCACCAGCGCTTATCTCGGCACCATGTACACCCTGTTCAAGACCGAAGCCGACAAAATGGGCAAGGTCGAATGGGTAGAGCAGCTGACGGGGCAGACAGCCCTGGCCGTGAAGCTGTTCCGCACCGACGGTGCCCAGCTCAAGGACGCCTTTAAGGAAGTCGGGGCGATCGCCACCACGGCCGGCATCAGCGTGGCCGAGCAGATGGCGGTAATCGGCACGCTGTCGAGCACCATGGAAGGCGGCGACGCCGGCGGGCGCTACAAGGCGTTCTTCGAAAACATCGGGGCTGCTGCAGAGAAAACCGGTCTGAAGTTCACCGATGCCGCCGGCAACACGCTGCCGATGATCCAGATCATGGACAAGCTGCAGGGCAAGTACGGCGACCTGACCACGGCGGCCGCCGGCACCAAGCTGACCGAGGCCTTCGGCGGCGAAGGTGCCCAGGTGATCGCGGCACTGGCCAAGGACACCGATCGGCTGCGCAGCGGCATCAGCGAGCTGGGCAAGGTGCGCGGTCTGGAGAACGCCGAGAAGATGGCCAAGGCCATGGTCGATCCGTGGCAGCAGTTCGGCGCGGCCGTGCAGGCGCTGCGCATTGCCTTTGGCCAGGCGCTGATCCCGATGCTGACACCGCTGATGGTCCGGCTGGTCGGAATCGCTACGACACTGACCCGCTGGACGCAGCTGTTCCCCAACATCACCCGCGTGCTGGGCATTACCGTACTGGCCGTGTTCGGCCTGGTCGCGGCGATGTCCGCCATGACTCTGGTGGTGGGCATCAGCAAGATGGTCTGGCTGGTCCTGGTGACGGTCTGGAAGATCCTGACCTGGACCGGCTTCCGCTCGATCGCCATGTTCCTTTACCACACCGTCATGGTGACCGCGTTCGTGGTCGGCCTGGTGGCCATGTACACCTGGATGGCCCTGGTGCGCACCGGCATGTTGCTATGGCAGGGCGCGATCTGGCTGGTCAACGCCGCCATGCTGGCCAACCCGGTGCTGCTGATCGTCGCCGGCATCCTCGCGCTGGGCGTGGCGGTCGTCGCCGCAGTCGTCTACTGGGACCAGTGGACCGGCGCGCTGATGAACACCGCTGCGTTCCAGTGGATCGCCGCGCAGCTGCAGAGCCTGTCGGACTGGTTCGGCTCGATCGGCGGCTGGACCGGCATGGCGTCGGCTGCCTGGGACGGCATCGTCGCCATCTTCCGCACCGCCATCAACGGCCTGATCGACATGCTCAACAAGATTCCGGGCGTCGAGATCGATGCAGCCTTTGGCGACATGCCCAAGGCCCCCGAGATCCCGGGCATTCAAGCACCCGTTCTACCTGCAGGCATTCCGCAAGGTGCTGCATTGCTGGCCGCACCTGCGCCGGTTCCTCAAGGCGCTGAACTGCTGACGCGGCCTGCCGCGACCACTGGCAGCCTTTCACCCTCGCGGCCAGAAGCGGTGCCCCGGGGCGGGCTGCTGACCAGCATCCAGAACAACACCAACCAGAATTCCAACGGCAACAAGGTGGGCAACGTGAACATCTACACCAGCAAACCCATGACCCCTCTGGAGATGGAAGGGATGATGAACATGGCGATCGGCGGATGAGTGTCTATATCGATTTGCTGATCGAGGACAACGACCTGGTGCTCGATCCCTCCCGTCAGCCTGAGCCGGTCGAAGACCGCGCCTGCATCGCCCAGGACATCGCGCACATGATCCGCGACAGCGGCCTGCTGGTCACCCTGGTGGCCGAGCGTGACCGCCTGCGGCAGCGTGACTGCATCCAGCAGCTGGAGCTGCTGGTGGAAACCGACCTGCGCCTGGTACCGGGCACCGCATCGATCACCCAGGTCGAGCCGGGGCAGTACCTGGTCACCGCGACCACGCTTGAGTTCGGCTCGATCGAGGTGACCCTGTGAGCGACGTCGATTTCAAGCAGGCCCTGACCGACGCCGGCATTCCGACCACCGAGGCCGGGCTGCGCCAGGCGTGGGAAAAGGAAGTGGCCGCCCAAGGCAGCAAGGTGGCCAACACCAGCGCCTATTCGCCGTTCTGGCGGGTCATCACCGCGCTGGTGACCAAACCCGTGCTGTGGATCCTCGATTTTTTCGTGGCCACGGTGCTGCCGAACTTCTTCGTCAAGACCGCCAAAGCGGCCTGGCTGGACATGCTGGCCTGGGCGGTCAACGTCGAGCGCAAAGGCGCGACCCGCGCCGCCGGCGTGCTGCTGTTCACCCGCACCGCACCGGGCGGAGCCTTCACGGTGCCGATCGGCACCCTGGTGCAGTCCGCGGCGATCAATGGCCACGTCTACCAGCTGCGCACCACGGCCGCCGGTGAATTTGCCGACGGGCTGATGCAGCTGGAAATCCCGGTCGAGGCGATCGAGGCCGGCTCCGGCTTCAACCTGGCCCCGGGTTACTACGCGATTTTGCCGGTACCGGTATCGGGCATTGCCCAAGTCGTGAACGCCGACGGCTGGCTGACCACGCCCGGATCGGACCCCGAGCCCGACGACGAGCTGCGTCTGCGCACCCGCAACCAGTTCTCGGCGGTCAACCAGTGGCACACCGATGCGGTCTACCGCGCGCTGATCTCGGCGTTCCCGGGCGTGCGTCCGGACGGCGTGTATTTCGAGCACGGCGCGCCACGCGGCCCGGGCAGCGCCAATGCCTTTGTGCTGTTCGACGCCGGCGTCCCGGCCCAGGCGTTCCTGCAGCAGATCAACGCGCACATTCGTGACCAGGGCAACCATGGCCACGGCGACGACCTGCAGGTCATGGTCATGCCTGAAACCTTTCACGCGCTGCAGCTGCAGATCTGGCAGCGCACAACCCTGACCGCCGAACAGCGGTTGAACCTGGAACAACAGGTCGAGCAGTTCGTGCGGGCAGCGTTCCGCGAAAGCACGACCAGCGACTACCAGCCGACCCTGACCCTGCCGCAGTCGCGCTTTTCGTTCAGCCGCCTGGGCGAAGAGCTGCACCAGCAGTTCGCCGGCATCGAGTCGCTGGACTTCGAAAACGCCGACATCCTGTCCGAGCTGAACATTCCCCGCATCCAGAGCCTGGAGATCGTTCTGCATGATTAAGCTCGGTTTGCCGTTCTGGCTCGAAGGCAAGGAGCTGACCAAGCTCAAGGCCGCAGCGCAGGGCTGGTGGGAAACGGTAGAGGGCTGGCTGCGCTGGCCCTTGATGCAGATGGACGCGGACACCTGCCACCTGGTGGTGCTCGATCTGCTGGCCTGGCAGCGGGACATCACCCGCTTCAAGAACGAGCCCGAAAGCCTCTACCGCCTGCGGGTCAAGTACGCCTTCATCAACGCTGTCGACGCGGGCAGCACCGCCGGGATGAAACGCATCCTGGAGCGCCTGGGCGTCGGTTACGTCGAGATCGAGGAGCGCATGCCCGGCCGCGACTGGGACGTGGTGCTGCTGCGGTTCTCCGACTCGCAACTTTCCAAGAACCCCGAGCTGCTGCGCGTGCTGATTCAGCAGTACGGCCGCACCTGCCGCCGCTATGACTTCGTGACCCTGACCCCCGTAACGCTTGGGGCCGGCCTGGTCGAATTCAACGACGACCAGCAGACGCTGATCGCCACTTTGTAGGAGCCCCCATGGGAGCCAGTATTACCCTCGCCGGCGAAAGCCTGATTGCCCAGAAGATCGTCGCGAAAAAGCCGCTCAACGTTGTGCGGTTCGTTTTTGCCAACGTGCCCGGTCTGGATCCGGCGCTGCCGGTCGACCGCGCCGCCGGCAAGCCGCCTGCTGGTCAGATCGTCTACACGCACAACATTGCCATCGACAGCGCCGGCTATGTGAACCCCAACCAGGTGGTCTACAGCGCGCAGCTGGGCTCTGACCAGGGCGATTGGGATTTCAACTGGATCGGTCTGGAGACGGACGAAAGCGTCCTGTTTGCGGTGGCCACCGTCGCCCTGCAGGAGAAGCGCCGCAATATCCCTCCGCTGCAGATCGGTAACAACCTGACCCGCAACTTCCTGGTGGCCTTCGACGGTGCCCAGGCGCTGACCGGCATCACGATCGATGCCAGCACCTGGCAGCACGATTTCACCATCCGCCTGGCCGGCATCGATGAGCGCGAGCGCCTGAGCAACCGCGACATGTTTGGCCGCGCCTGTTTCTTCGGCAGCGCGCTGCAGTTGGAGAAAGTCGGCAGCGCCTACCAGTTGAAACCGGGCGTTGCCTACGTCGAAGGCATCCGCCTGATGCGATCAGCCGTGCTGCCGGTCGCGCCGGCGAGCTTTCCGACGACCGCCTGGCTGGATGTCGCCCTGCAACGGGAGCTGAACGACGTGGTGGCCAGCTGGCAGATCGTGTTCGAGGCCGAGCGCCAGGACTACGTCGACAGCCAGGGCGTGCGGCACTACTGCGTGCCGCTCGCGAATCTGGCGACAGCCACCAGCATTGTCGACCGTCGCACGGTCGAGCCGATCGATAGCCCGCTGGTCAGCTACTTCGCGTCCCGGGCGTTCGTGCGTGACGAGATTAACAAGCTCGACAGCAAGCAGTCGGTCGTGGTGGCGACCACTGGCCCCATCGGCCTCAATGGCTCGCAGCGAATCGACGGGATAGCGGTCGGCTATGGCGATCGGGTTCTGGTAAAGGACCAGGCAGACGCGGCGCAAAACGGTGTGTACATCGTTGCCGGCGGCAACTGGACGCGGGCCGCCGATGCCGACGTCAGCCTGGAAGTGACGCCGGGGATGCTGGTTCCAGTCGAGCAGGGCACGCTCAACGGCGACAGCCTCTGGCAGCTGGCCACCGACGGCCCGATCAATCTGGGCGTTACCGCGCTGCAGTTCGAGGTGGCATCGGGTCCGGCCGGCATCGCCGCCGGCACCTACCGCAGTGTCACGGTCGACAAGCGCGGCCGCGTGATCGGCGGCACCAACCCAAGCACGCTGGCCGGCGCGGGCATCACCGACGCGCTAACGACGCTGCAAACCCTGCAGATGCTTCCGTTCCGCGCGCACAAGGTGTTCGCCGTGCCTGGGGTGTTCTCCTGGACCGTGCCCGATGGCGTTTACCGGGTTTTCGCCAAGGTCATCGGCGCCGGTGGCGGCGGGCGCAACAGCTCCGTGTTCGGTGGTGGCGGTGGTGGTGGCGGCGTGGCCGAAGGCTTGGTCAACGTCACCCCTGGGCAAGTGATCTCCATCACCGTGGGGGCCGGCGGCGCGGGTGCGTGGTTCGACGTGACCAATGGTGTCGGTGGCACCGGTGGTTCATCGGCGTTCGGTCCGTACATGTCCGCAACCGGCGGCAGCAGCGGACAGACCAGCGGGCAGGGCGGTTACTCCGGTGTCGGCACCGGCGGCGACCTGAACTATGGGCTGGGCGACGGCCACGCGGGCTATCGCGTCAGCACCACGTCCCCGGCGGTCGCCGGTTCCGGCGGCGGTCCCGGCGGCGCAGGCGTGGCGGTGACGGCATCCAGCGTGAGCAGCGGCGCGCTGCGAACCGGCCGTGGGCCGGGCGGCGGCGGTGGTGGCCGGATGGACAACGGCGGTTATGCAGGCGACGGCGCACCTGGTGCCGTCACTATTCTGTACTGAGGAATCCTCACATGTGGGCACGAATTGAAAACGGCACCGTGGCCGAACTCACGGACATTGACCCGGCTGGGCGCTTTCATCCGTCCATGATCTGGATGGCCTGCGCCAAGACCGTGCGCCCGGGCTGGATGCTGGCCAACGGCAAGCTGCAGCCGCCTGGTGAACTGCTGCCACAATTGCATGAGCGCAAGCTGCAGGAGATCGATCGGGCCTGCGAAGCGGTGATCATCGCCGGCTTCTCGTCGTCTGCGCTCGGCACACCGCATGCCTACAGCAGCGAGATTCATGACCAGCTGAACCTGACAGGCGCAGTGCAGACGGGGCTGGACCTGCCGCACCCTTGCCGCAGCGAGGACGGCACCAGGGAATTCCTGATGCACACCAGCGCGCAGCTGCAGGAGGTCGGGCGGGATCTAGCCGTGTACAAGGTCAAGCTGCTGGAATACGCGCATCTGCTCAAGCACAAGCTGGACCTGGCCCTGGCCGCCGAGGACCAGGCCACCATGGAAGCCGTGGTCTGGGGCGAGCAGCCATGAACTGGACCCCCGTGGCCATGCGCTGGCCTGAACAGTCCACAAAGTGGATGGACGACCTGGCGGGTGTCCAGGGCATGGCCACCGCCGAGCTGGGGAAGACGGCCGAGCGCGTTACAGGGCTGGTCGACCTGGTCAAGATCGATGCCAGCCAACTGGGCGCGCTGGCCAAGACGGCAGCGGACAAGAGCCTGGCCGCGCTCGATGCGCAATTTGGCGAGGTGCCGCGCTGCATCACCGTGACGCCGTTTCAAAGCGGCGTCGGCCAAGGCAAGGGCAGTCAACGCTTCCTGTCCGCGCCCAACCTGCTGCAGCGGCTGGCCGACAAGCTGCAGGACGGCAACGACGGCAACCTGCCGACCGGCGAGCAGCACGCCCTGGTGATCCTGTTCCTGGGCACGCGGTACGACGGTCTGGCCAGCAGCCTGGCGAAGTTCAACGCTCTGCTGCCGATCGCCGATCTGCAGAAGGCCGAACGCCGCGCCGGCAACCTGTTCACCCTGGAGGCCGAGAAGTGGACCTTGCCCACCGCCGGCGCGCTGCCGCGCTGGTCGGATCTGCCGCTGGAGCGCTGCACCCTGGTGAAGGACGCCAAACAAGCCATCAGCAGCCAGGTGGCCCGGTTGGAAAGCTACGCGGCCGACAGCTCGCCGCTGAGCGATCTGGCCGCGATGGCCCAGCGCAAAGCCGACCAGGCGGTCAGCCAGGCCGGCAACCTGACGGCGCTGAAAGAGCTACTGGCCAACGGCACGCCCGACGCCACGATGCAGGCCCGGTTGCTGGGTCCGGGTGACACCACCGAGCTGCGCAAGCAGCTGCTGGCCGGCGACGATTCACCAGGGCATGAATGGGTGTTGTCGTCCGGCGTCATGCTGGTGGGCTCGCTGCAGGGACTCGCGTTCGTGCGCGAGCTGGTGGGCCTATGACGCTGTTGCTCAACGGCCAGCAGATCCTCGGCAACCGCATGAAGGTCACGGCCAACCTGCGGATCGAGGCCGACGACATGGGCGGGCAGACGTCCGGTACCGAGAAGTCGCACAAGGGTTTCAAGCCCAAGACGCTGACCGTGGCCATGACCATCCCTTACCGGGAGAAAGCGGACCTGCGCACCCTGATGCGCCTGGCCGAAGGGACCGAAAAGGGCGGGCAGCTGACCACCTACCGGGTCGTCAACGACACGGCCGAGGCCTTCGGCATCCGCCAGGTGACGTTCGCCGATGGCGTCAGCGCCCGGGAGGACGACAGCCTGGCGCAGTGGATCATCCAGTTCACCCTGAGCGAAAAGCTTTCCAATCCGGAAAAGGTCGAGAACCGCCGCGCTGGCAACGCCGTGACGTCGCAGTCTGCCCAGGGCGATGGTGTGGCCGGGTCTGGCAGCGCCGGCGGATCCGGCAGCGCCCCCAAGGAACTGACCGGCTTTGAGGCCGTGCTGAAGAAAGTCGACACCTACCTGGGCGAACCGGCATGAGCATGAAACTGCACAAGGTGCTGACCATCAACGGCGCGGTCGTTTCCCTAGTGAACGACGACGTTCGGCTTGACCTCAAGAGCCCGGGCCGGGCCACGTTCACCGTCCAGGGCGGTGCACAGGTCAAAGGCCTGGTCACGCTGGACATCGGTTACAACGAGTCCGCGCTGCAGCGGCACTTCATTGGCTACGTGGAGCGCTGCACTGCGGCTAACGGCATCGAGCAGGTGGTGTACTGCCGCGAGCTGGCCGCTGTGCTCGCCGGCAAGCTGCCGATGAACCTGCGGCACGTCGACATGCGGGCCGTGCTGGTCGACGTCAGCAGCAAGACCGGTCTGCGTTTCCGCGTACCCGATCGGGACTACACGCGGGTCAAGGCACCGTTCTTCTACAGCCTGGCGTCCGGCACGCTGGCCATGGACAGCCTGGCCAAGGTGTTCGGTATCGACGATTTCATCTGGCAGCAGCAGGGCGACGGCGAGGTGTTCGCCGGATCCTGGGCTGACAGCTTTTTCGGCGCACGCGCGCCGCTGCAACTCCCGCCCAATCTGTTCGACGGCTACCAGGGCAACCAGAGCGCAATGATCGCGGCCCTGCCCGGCCTGCGTCCGGGCGCGACAATCAACCAGGGGGAGCGCATCACCAGCGTGACGCTCGCCGGCACACAGATGGCGATCAAATGGACGAGTCAATAAAGCGCAGCGTAGAGCGCCAGTTTCCCGAGCTGACCGGCGGGTACCACCTGCCGCGCTTTGCCCGGGTGGTGGGAGTGGCCGACGCGCCGGCCGGTGCTGGCCTGTGTGACGACTTCCGGCCACGCTACGCGGTCGACATCGAGGTGCTGACACCAGACGGCGAGGCCGATCCGGACATGCCGATCCTGTCGGGCGTGCCGCTGCCTCTGGCCAACGGCGGCGAAGAAATGGGCATGTACGGGTTCCCGGAAGAGGGCACCCGCGTGGTCGTGTGCTTCGCTTACGGCCTGCCGAGCAGTCCCTACATCCAGACGATCTTGCCGCATGGCCTGAGCCTGCCCAGGGTGCCGAAGGGCGACCAGGTGTGGCAGCACAGCGACGCGGTGCAACAGCGCGTCGACGCGGATGGTAACTGGACCAGGAGCACTGACGGCAAGATCCGCGACGAAGCGATCGAGCGCGAGGTGCAGGCCCTTGGCAACCGCGAGCAGTTCCAGAGCCACACGCAGGCCGTCGAGCAGCATTCGACCGAGACGGTGGGAGGCGTGAAGAAGATCGAAGCCCTGGGCGCGCTCAAGCTGCTGTCTGGCGGCACCGCGAGCCTGGCGGCAGTGGATGATCTGCACCAGGCGACCGGCCGCGATTACAATCTGGTGGTAAGCAAAAAGTACAACGCGGCGGTCGGTGGTGATATGGCCGAGCGGATTCATGGCATTCGCGAGAGTGTTACCCAAGGCAGCCAACGCCTGCAGGCAACGAAGAACTGGGTGGGATCTGGCAGCATCAACATCTTTCAGGTGGTGTGTGACTTGCTCGATCTGGTCCAGGAGATGAACATGCAGATCGCCGCGCATGTCCATCCTCAGAACGGCCAAGTTCCAACCACTGCTGCAGTTTTCGCCGACGATGCTGCCCAAGCGGCCCTCCTCGCGGCAATGCTAAGGAGCGTAACGCTTTAACAGACGTCAAGCCTCGGGGGCTAGGTCGCCAAATTCTCCAGATTCCAGACATTCTTTTGCGCAATTCACTGTCTGTTCCAAAACCGCTCTCGGGTCAGCTCGTCCATTGATCTGCTCCATCACATAATTTCGGACGTAATACATGGGGTGTTTTTGCGGGTCTAAGATGGCCAGCATTGTCTCTTTCAGACAGGTGCGAAATTTATCTTTCAGTAACGTATTTATTGTATCAGTCGAAGCTTGCATGTCATTGGAGTGCGGCGCTTGTATTTTTGCGTCTATGATTTCGTCTATGACTGATCTGTGCCAGACGACACCGATTTGGGCTTCAAGTTCTGATGTGTCGCCAATCCTACCGATGTATATGCCCGTCAAAATTGCAGCCGGTTTACCTAAGTGCTGGGTCACGCCCCCCGCCTTTAGAATCCCATGCTTACTGTAATGAAAAACAGGAGCGCCGGACATCCCGCTTTTGGATGCGCAATCAATCAAGAACTTTTGTTGGTTATTCCAGCCTGGGGATACGGAGGAGGCCACGGTGGCCCGTTTCCAAATTGGATTTCCGGTCCAGTCGGTGATGCCCTGGGGGTAACCAGGGATGAACAATTCATCGGTGGGCTGCAGCAAATTCAGCCAGCTATTGATTAGGTCTTTGTCAGCCGGCTCGCAATCCTGTACCGAGGTAACGGTAAGGTCAGGTTGGCCGAAAACAGGCTGGCGAAGCGTCATCCTATGAGAGTGATTTTCTGTGCCGGCATAGTACTCGTGTACGTACGGATGATTCATATCCAGCGGGATAGCGACTACATCTACTCTTGGCCATCCTAGCGGATGGATGTAGTAGTACGTTGTGTCATGGAGATCCTCAACAGGCAGAACAAACTGCATTCGAAATCCACCGAAACTCGAATTTCTCGAAAGCCCGACCAAGATGTTGTCAGGTACTGCCAAGTACTTCTTATCTAAGAGCTGGTAGTTTTCGTTATGCCTACCGGTGACATTGTGCCAAGCGGTTACCAAATAGTGGTTGGAATCCTTCTCATATATAACCCCTGAACCTATAGCTAATACGGTCGAGCCCCTACGCATTGTGAGGTGGGTGACGGTGTTGCTCGCGTCGTACATTGGTACTCCCTTAATTTGTAAAGCGGCATTTGGCTATAGACTCTGAAGTCGTTCTATTCCGGGGAAGTATCACAACCCAATCTAGACGAGGCGAGCTGTGCGAACCCAACATATAAAGGCTCAATTAAATCCGCCGCGAAGCCGCCGCTAGTATTGAGGCCGAGTGCGAATCCTTAGGCCCCGTGTCAGGTGATCAGCAACGCTTGCTGTGATTCAGCCACCACAATCATGGCTTTCGGCCGGGCCACGACTCTCTTCAGCTCTAAATGCATTTCGAGCCCGCTCAAGTCAATAGTCCTTGAACTCCTCATCACTAAATCTCTCACCCGCCTTCCTCGTCGCACTGCAGAATATATCCATGCTTCGTAAAAAGCCCGCTGCGAAAAAAAACTGCTGGAAAAAACACTTATCCCCCTCCCGCCGACGGGTTCCGTATCCTTTTTTTGTGCAAACCGAAAGGCAGTGCAAACGATTCCTCAGGCCAGGCGGGCTGCGGGCTTCTGTGGGGCAAGGGCAATTGCACAGAGTGCAAAGTTTTGAGAAGAAATGAAGCGCGCTTGCATGGCGTGATAAGGACCCGTCACGAAGGGGGAGTTGCGGAAAGGCCCGGATTCATTGGGCAAAAAATCTTAAAACCCTAGGTTTGTCGGGTTTCCAAATTGGGCTGTGATGAAATACTTACGGGATTCAGGAGGAATAGGCCTACAAGGAATTCTCCTGCAAGCCTTGTGCTGGAAGGCCTGCAGGCCGGTGGGGGTCGTTCACCGCATTGCACGGCTAATCTCGGGGTTCAAATATCATGCACCGGACTGACTTCTTCGATAGCACGCTGGCCACGCTTCGGTTTGGCTCGATGAACCTGGGGCTTTCGGACTCTGCTAAGAGCTTGCGTAACGATGCGTCGATTGTCAGTCCGCAGCGGTATTTATCGAAGCGGATTTGTAGGTCTTTGAGGTTGATCGCCAGTGTCGACTTAGGGTTTGCTGAGTGGTTGTAAGGTTCACCCTTACCGTCAAGCAGGTCGAGTGCCGACCAGAACGGTGCTAAGGCCTCTGCAGTCGACTGTTCGGGCAAGCCGATCTCCTGGAGTGGTGGCGGCTGTAAGCCAAGCAGGGTAGAGAAGTGGGTCAGTTGTTCATGGATGGCCGAACGCAGCGCGTTATTCCTGGTTCGATGCAGTTCTCTCAGCAGGAAAATCCTATGACGGGACATTGCTATCTGTTCAGTCACACTAAAACTGGTCGGCATCTTTATCTCCTCTGTGCACTTCGGCAAACGTCATTCCAGCTAACTGCAGCACCCTGCTCACGTCCTCGCCAAGCACCGCCATGGAAAACGCCATTATCTACGGTGTCATCGAATTTAGACGCTGAACCTCTCTGACGAAGATCGTCACCAGCTGGATGGAATCCTGGCTCCGGCGCAACTTGTCGAACTCATCTTCTATGAGAGCTGTAGGGGCGGTCGTTGCGCACCGCCTTCGGCTCTAAGCGTTCCACGCAAAACGTGACTGATTCGCTTGAATTCGTTCTAGGAAAGGGGGTGGGGTAGAAAAAATAGCGATATGAGCGATACGCCACATCAAAGCGGCTGGAGCCCGCGGATTTGCTGGGTTCCCATATCGCTATGAGAAGGTAATACGAAGCGATATTTACGTAACATTTTCACCAAAGGCCCGGATTCATTGGGTTCTAGGGAAAAGAAATATAGCTATTAGGAAAGGTAATACTATCGCTTTCATATCGCTCAAATATCGCCTTTTCTCGAAAACGCTGAAAGCCTTGATTCACAAGGGCTCTAGCCGTTTCCGTGGCAGCATATTACTTATATCGCTCTTTTTTTGGCCCCCCACAAATTTTCAGGAGGCGGGCGCTACGGGGGCTGTGGTCAGGATCTCGCGCTGCTGTGCTCAGGCATCCATGACCGCTGGGGAATTTGACTCACTGAAGCGCGCAAGGCGATCGCATACCGTGTCTTGTTACGTGCCTTGTTACGTGTGACGCAAAAACAAAGGGCCTGCATCGCTGCAAGCCCTTGTTTTGTATGGTGCCGGCACCAGGAGTCGAACCCGGGACCTACTGATTACAAGGCAGATGCTTCTAACTTATAGATCAATGGGTTACACGTTTTCTTATTACGTCGCTCATGTGTGAAAGTCCTATGCCGCTTGGCCCGTTCTTCTCTTATTACGTGGCTCTGTTCCGCAGGGAAAATGGATGGCCGCCAAGACTCGACACGTCCGCCGAACCGTCCTGAACCTTTTGCACCTCGCTGCCTCTACAGTTTTGTTTACCGCCGAAGCTGCCGGCAGCAGGACCTAGGAGACATGAATGTCTAATGTCCGGCCTCCTGGCTGTGAATGCGAGCAGCAGATATCAGGGAGGCTTCATGCCTATTAGTAGCGTCACCGCCATCAATCGAGTCAGGGCCCGCATCGGTGAGCTGCACACAGCATCCAGCCTGAGCCATTGCGAGAAGCTGCACGCCGACGTGACCGGTTATTGTCGGGCGTTGCTTGACTGCGGTGTGATTGACGAGAACCAATGGCACCTGTTGACCCGTCTGGCCAATATTGAGCTGGCCGCGTGGATGCCGGCGTACAGACCAAGCGTCCGGTTGCCAGGGTGGACGGCCAAGGACTACGAATAACGCGCCCTATGTTCAATCGGCCCCCACAGCAGAGCCCGCCTAGGCGGGCTTTTTTGTGGCCACTGGCAGCCAGCCCCCTGTTTCTGGTCTACCATTTTCGCTGCTTATGGTGAGTCATACGAATGTCCCGGAGGACTGCGTGTCGTTACCCATCACCGCCCGGCAGTGGAACGCCCTGCGCGCACTGCAACGTGACCGGCCCGATTTGGGCGAACTGGCCGCCGCGATCGCGCTGGCCTTCGATGCCTCGATGATCGAGAACCCCGAGCTGGCCCGGACCATCCTGGAAGTGACGTGCCGACGGATCGTGTCAGGGGAACCGTTTGCCCGGACCGCGTTGATCGATCATCTGGAACGTTTCCGAGAAATGGGATGTTTATCGCATGAGCAGGTCAACCAGTTTTCGGAGCAAGTCAGGAAGCTGGGTTGATCATGCGTCAGGGTATTCAGGAAGACACGCTACGAGCCATGCTCGAAGCCAATGCGGTGCGCGAGGTGCTGGTCAGCCGGCACGACGAGAAATGGTCCTTGGCGATCCGTGTGGGCGGTGCCGGCAGCCGCTGGCTACCGGTACGCTCGCGCCGTGAGGCGCTGCGTACCTGGGCCAGCCTGACGGCGGTTGGACGCTTCGCTGAATCGGCAGGCATCAAGGCGTTCCAAGTGGAAGTCTCCGGCCGTTCGCTAGGTTTGTGAGGCGTTGACCAGCGGAACGCTGAGGTCGTAGATGTCCATCATCGCTTCGCCCCGGTGCCCGCTGGCTTGCTGCTTGTCGGCGCGGTTGCCGGCCGTGTCGGTGATGCCGCGGCGCTTGAGGTCATGCAGGCCAAAGCGCTGCGTCGCGTCGATGGTGCCGTCCTCGATCGCCGAGGTGATGAACCGCTGCCAGGCGGTGTCCAGGCTGGACTTGCGCAAGGCCCCACCGTGGCTGGCGACGATGAGGAAGCGCCGATCGGGGCGGATCGGGATGACCGTCGTTTGGCTGGCCCACACCTTGGCCCGATAGGCCTTGGCCCCTTCCCAGGCCGCCCGCAATCGCGGCGTCCAGCGCACGATATTGTCCCGACTGCCCTTGCGCCGATTGGTCATGATGCCTTCGGGCAGCTCGTGGGCGTCGGTCAGCGTGATCGTTTCGATGCCGCGCAGCCGACACAGGTAGGCGATCTCCATCACGTAGCTCAAATACTCCGGACAGCCGCCTTTTTCGTTCCGCGCCAGTCGACCAAAGGCCTGGGCGCGGTCGACCAGGGCGTCCATCACCGGGTGACTGGGCAGACGGCGGCGCTTGCGTTCCACCGGGGCCTCGATGCCCAGGGCTGGGTTCACCTCAAGGAACCCCCGGTTACGGCCCCACTGCAGCACCCGCCGCAGGTAGCGCAACGCGTGCGCGGCTTTCGACGGGGTGCCTTCGTCCGCCAGGCGATCGACGATCCGCTGCACCAGGGCGGCGGTGAACTTCTTGACCGTCAGGTCGCCGAGCGGTTTACCCAGCCGGGTGGGAAGGCCCAGCAGCACGTCCCGTGAGTAGCAGTAGTCCGCCTGGGTCTTGGGGGCCAGTCGTTGATAGCGATCGCTGCGGTGAAATTGCGCGCACACATACCGCAAGGTGCCCCGGTCCACGCCCGAGGTGTGTTCCATGATCTGGTGCAGGTCGGCCAGGCTGACCTGGGCCGGAGCAACGTTGCGCCTGCGCTGTTTGCCGGTCTCGTCGTAGTGCAGCGTGTACCACACGCCGCTGCCGCGATGATCGAAATAAATGGCCGCTGGAAGCGCGGCCTGGTCGATATGGGCGGGGATGTGCGGATTGTGCTTCCGCTTCCGTGCTTTCCTCATAGGATGTCAGCGTCGTACCGTTCGGCGGCGGCCGGCGTCATGCCAGCGGCCTGGTTGATCAGGTCCAGTGTCGTCCACGGCCCGGTGCGGCCACGGAACAGGCGAATGCCCTGGTCGAGCAGTGACCGTTCCACGTCTGACCGGCGTTGATAGCCGGTGATGCGCTGCAGGTCGGTGAACACCAGGACATGGTCCGATCGGGAATTCATGGCTAGTCCTCTATCAAGTGGAGAACCCCGGCCAGTCTAGCGCTGTGGCCGGGGCAGGGTTATCAGAAGCTGTCGGCCGAATTACTGGCCGTTTTCCTGGGCGCGGTGGCACGCGGTTGAACCTATTGGTCTGGCCAGCAACCGGGCGACGACGGCGGCGTCGCTGGCGGTCAGGTCGCCCAGCTGGTGCGCCATGGTCGTGACGGTTTCGAGGCGGATCCGCGCGTGCGGCGTTTTCTGGATCTGGTAATCGACCAGCGCGGTCCCTACGATGCCGATGGCCATAAGGCGGCGCGCCGGCGCTGACGGCAAGTTGGCAGACGTTGTGGTAGCCTTCGCTTCGCTGCTGATATGGTGCTGTGCTCGCATGGTGTTGCTGCTTCCAGTGGTTGGTGTCGGGGAGGGGCCACTCCTCGACATCCCTTTCTCATCCGGCATCAGCCGGGTTCGTTACGCTCGAAACCTTCCATGCCTGACCATAATCAGGTGACGGTTGGCTTCTTCAATCAGCTCACCCCGCCTGGAACATCCAACACCGCACGGTTTTCGGCTTATCGGCGGCATCAGTTGCCCAGGCCGAACAGATGCTCCTGTTGGACTCAATAAACTTTGGGCACTTGCTGGTTTTCAGGTGGCGTTTGAGTTCAGTCAGGTCTGGCACTTTCTGACGGTGCTCCGCGGCTTCTTTGGCAAAGTCGTTGAGGTTCACCGCGATGAAGGCTTCATTGCGGGAGTGGTTCAGGCCGCCGGCGGTGCTGTTCAGGTACTCGTACAGCTCCCAGAACTCGACCACGATCGGGTGATCGGCATTGATCGCCAGCTGGCGTTCCTTGGCCATGTTCTGGATCTCGCTGTGGGCTGCTTCCACCTGATGTTTTTTCAGCGGCACAACGTGCGTCAGGGCATCAACGAGGGCATGCAGTTGCGCGTGGTTTTTGGCGATCCGCACGGTGCGGATTTCCGGCAGGGCGAGCAGCTGCTGTTCGTACTTCGGCCCTTTCTCCCGAACCGTCTCCATCACCATGCTTTCAGTCATCGTGGACTTGACCAGAAATCCGCTGACCCGGTCGACCGGCATGCGCTCAAGTTTCTCGACCAGCAATTTTGTCTGCGGGGTCTGACCTTCTTTTGTCATGGCGATGTGAACGATGCGCTGCAGGATGGGCTCGGAGGCGTTCACCGCATGGTTTTGGCCGATGACCACTGCGCCTCGAAAAGGCGGTTCGCGTGTGTCGTTGCCGTTGTTCTTCACGCCGGTGGAGCGGACGCTGCGCCCGTTGTAAGCGGTCTTCAGTTCATCCCAGTCGTACTGTTTCGTCGGCCCACCATCGCTTTTTTCCCGTTCCGACTCGATCAGTACGACCGGCAGGTTGCCGACCTGGGCGAAGTTACGGGCCCGAGCGACTGGCGTGCCTTTGGTGGGGTCAAACCCTTCGTAATCGATACGGCCGCAGAGCTTCCACAGAAACTCGATCAGCGTGGACTTACCAGCGCCCGGCTCACCGATGATTTCCATGAAGGGATAGCTTTTCTGGTGCTGCCGGATCTGCTCGGCGAACAGCGAGCCAAACCAGAACGCGAGCGCGACCAGGCCTTTAGCGCCGAAGCACTCCCAGATGATATCCAGCCACTCGGTGTCGAACTTCTGCAGGTCCGTATTGAGGTTGAGGGTGACCGACTGGCTGAGGGTCTTGATGCTCAGCCGCTCCATATCGAAGAAGTCTTCTTCGTTCAGCTTGAACACCTTGCCGTCGCGTACCGCCACGTCGCCATAGACATAGGCACCGTGCTCACGGGTGTAACCGGTGAAGTCGATGGTCTGCACGGTCTTGAGGGCGTCGGTCTGTTCCTCAATGAAGGCGTCCAGTTGCTGAGTGGTACCGGTAAACATCCCGCCTGGGGCAATACCGAGCAGGCGCTTTTTGAACTCGGCAGACGATGCGATCTGCGAGCTGGTAAAGGTGTTCTTGATCGGCGCTGCGTCGTGGGCAAACGTGATCCGGAAGTAATACCAGGATTCGTCGGTCAGTTTGTTTTCCTGGTAATACAGCGCTTTAGGATTGCAGGTCGCAATACGCTGCAGCGCGCCGCACTGTTGCATGGCCTTGGCTCGCATCTGCTTGTTGTTCAGCAGCTGGTCGTCGTGGTGCTCGCTGTCCTCAAGCTCTTGGATCGCCTTGTTGTACTTTTCCAGATCGAGCTTGAACCAGTACAGACGGTTGCCGAACTCCAAGTGGAATTCGCTCCGGCGCTTCCAGTCGAACATGACCAGAGCCTTCTCTGTAGCGTTCTCGGCGATCAGGAGCGCGCCGTGGTGCCGTGCGATGGCAATGTCCTTCTCCACTTGCGCATCACGCTTCTCGCCTTCGTCCAGGAACGCCCAGCGCTGATGCAGGTCGTTCCAGTCAACCTTGCGTGCATCGCGCTGGGGGATCTGGGCCGCCTCACACACGAAGCCCATTTCTCGCGCCTGGCGGACCCAGCGCTTCGTGTAGGCATGCGCGCCTGGCTCGTTATCGAGTGCCCAGACCAGTCTCGGCAGCTTGCCTGCGCGCTGTGTCACCAGTGCTTTCAGCGAATCTTCAGGAAAGGCGTTTGAGGACATCGCTGACACGGCGTCGATACCGTTGTGCACCAGGGCGATCGCATCGAAGATCCCTTCGACAATCCACAATTCCTTGACCTCCTGTAGGTCAACGGACGGCGGGCACCACCACACGCCCTTGTAGCTCTCGCCAGGCATGAACCGCGCTTTCATTTTTCCGAAGCGGGCGGGCCGGTCGATCAGCCGTTCCCAGTACCCTCCTTTGTCGAGGGCAAACCGGACCGTGGCACTGCCGGCGTTGTCTTTCGCGGAGTGGAACGACTCTTGGGTGAACCAGCCGGAGATCAACTCCATTTTGAAGCTGCGAGCAAACTCCAGGTAAGCGCGAGCGGTGGCTGTCGGGGCGTTGTCGGATGCCGGCGCGAGCTTG